ATCAGAACCAGCAGGGGCAACAGCGGCGCAAGGTGGTGTCAAAGTCGCTGGGGATGCTAAAGAAAATGCAACCTTAAAACTAAGGGTGGGTGATGATGCGTTTAAGGTATCTGTCACGATTCTCAAAAATGACACAGCAGACGCGCAAGCAACCAAAATAGCAGACGCTATCAATGCAAAGAATTACCCGTTTACGGCAAGCATTGACGGTGCTGATAACACGTTAGTTTTAATTACATTTAACGTAAAAGGAGAGCTTGCAAATGGACTGATTAGCACGGTTGAAAACCGCGTACAGGGTAGCACATACACAGCCGTGCCATTTACAGGCGGTGCAGGTGCTTATGATGTAGATGGCATATTAGACGGGATTACAAAACGCTATCAGACCGTTATTTTTGATGCTTGTATGGACTTCGATAAAGTAGAGGCATGGTTAGAGTCACGATTCAATATGTCAAACACGGTGAAAGGCGGCTCTGGTTTTGTGATGAAAACAGGAGCACTTACAGACGTTAAAACATTCTGCAAAAACAAAAACTCTAAGTCTATGACAGTTTTTGGCAACGTAGACGGTATGAAGTTTAACGCTTTACCACTGTTAGCAATGGCTGAATTTGGTGCAAAACGCGCATTACGTCTAACAGATGGCGCGGTCCTGGGTGATTTGGTTACTGAGGCACAAGAGGCATTCGGCGGTATTAATAAAAGCTCATTGCCGTACCACAACACGCCAATGAGCTATAAGCAACCCACAAGCCAGCTTACAATCGAGCAAGTAACTGATTTGAATGATGAAGGCGTGAGCCTGTTTGTACCTGCAACAATCGGCACTGTATTGGGGACTGTAAAGACTTTATACAAGTTCGACAACACAGGCACAGCAGATGAAACATTCCGCTTCCTGAACGCAGTAGATACGTCAATGGCTATTCAGGAGTATTTATTCAATTCAAGCCAAAAAGCATTCGGTCAGACCCGTGCGACGGGTGGTGATATTGTGGCAGGTGTAGCAATGGAGAACGCTTTAAGCGTGAAAGCCTACATTGTAGGGCTTTATGAAGATTTAGTGGGATTCGCACTAGCGCAAGGCGGCAGTGAGGCGATTAAATCATTTAAAAAACAACTCACGGTATCGCTCAATAGTGCAACGGGAACTTTTAAAGTTTATGCGCCCGTGGCGATTGTTTCACAGTTTAGAGGGCTTAATGGCGTAGTTGCAATAAGCTACGAGTTCAAATAAGGGGTTATAAATCATGGCACTAGAAATTAATGCAAATACAGTCATTATTAACGGTCAGGCGGTAGCAATCGCAAAGAAGCCGAAGTACAAGCGTGGCTCACCAAAAGTCAACAGTAATTCCGCGATGGTTGGTAATGAGGTTGTTATCAGTCAATCAAAAGATTTTAGCGAAGCGGTTGGCGAGGTTACAATCGCAGTACGAGCAACAGCGGAAAACATCGAGCTAATTGAATCATGGCAGGACAGCATCGGAAAGAACGCTATACGCATGATCGACAAAGACACAGGATTCACTAAAACATTTAATCAAATGAGCGTTGAAGAAGATGCGGAAATTGATTTTGACAGTGAAGAAATTGAAATTACGTTCAAAGGTGGTCGCGGAGTCTAACCTATCTGCATTTTTGCCGTGCTTGTTAATTCAGGCAGGGCTTTTTTAATTTAAAGAGTGGACGAAGAAAATGGAATACAACCTAAAAACACCCGTACAGGTCTATAATAAGGACGCAGGAGACTACACGGAAGCAAATGTCATAGAAGTAGAGTTTAAGGGGCGCAAGGGGCTTAAAGCCCTATTATCAGTGCAAGACATGATAACCGCACAAATGATAAAGCTATCAAAAGATACGGGTGGTACTGTAGAGAGTAAAAAAACAGAAAAAACCGAAATGACAAATGACGAAATTAAGTCAATGATCGCCATGTCAGGAAACAGCGAGGGGATATTTGAGGCAGTTCTCAATAAAATGCCGTCATTCGCTAAAATCAATGGTTCTACGCTCTCAGCCGATTTAATGGATGAAATGGATATTAAAGACCTTGAAGGGCTTTATGAGGCGGTAATGAGCCATTTTTTATACGAAAGAGTTATCCGAGCATTGTAGATTTTGAAGCATCTTGCTTGGAAATAGCATATTTCATGCAGGGCGGGATAACTTATAATTATTTAATCAATGAGACTAATATAACCAACTTCAAAAGTCTCACAAAACAAGTAAAAAAGCTGGCAAAAAAGATTGAAAAAGCGGCTAAAAATTAGCCAAAGAAAAAAAAGTGTTTTCCCGAGAATACGGAGACCGTTTTCAATAAAATCAATTACTTACAAAACGCGATTTTTAGCATAATTTGGTTAAAAAATAAGCAAATTTTCAAGGGTAAAAAATGTTTGATTTTTCATTAAAATTTAGAGCGATTGACAATGTAAGTCGCGTCCTGAAAAAAATCAACGAGCGCGTAGATAATCTAAAAAGAAAAACACGCGACCCGATTAATATCAAGTTAAGAACCAGCCAAGCACTAGCGAATATAAAAAAAATAAAAAAGAAAATGAGCGAACTCAACGAAAGCGGAATAAATCAAGCGCGGGGGGGTATTGCAAAAGTAGCTGGAGGGCTGGCTTTTATGGCAAGTGCTTTAAAACCAGTGGACGTAGCAAGACAGTACGAACTTGCATTTAAAGACGTTAAAAAAGCCGTTTTGGGGACGGATGAACAACTAGCCACGCTTCGGCAAAATATGAAAAAATTTAAAGGCGCGTCTTTTGAAGAATTATCGGTTATTGCTGCCGAGGCAGGAAAAGCAGGTTTAGGTGCTGAAAAAGTCATGGGCTTTTCTACAATGATAGCTCAAACAGCAAAAGCATTGGATTTTGGTGCTGTAGAGGCGGTTGGGCAGATGGGAAAAATTCTCACGCTCACTAATCAGATGAAAAACGCTGTTTCAGCAACTAATGAAATATCAGACATGGTGACTCATTTAGAAAATAGAATGAGTAACACCAAAGCTAAAGACATGCTGAATATCTGGTCAAGAAATGCTGACTTTTATTCTCAGCTAAATTTTGACAATAAAAGCATGGCAGGAATGAGTGCATTTATCGCGCAAAACTTCGCACAAGTGGAGCGTGGGGCAACTGCATTTCAGATGATGCTAAACCGCTTTAGAAAGAAAGAAAGCCAGTTTGGTTTTATGAAAATAATAAAAACAAAAGGCATAGACGGTATTAAAGAGGTCATGTCAATTATTGACAAAATGACTCCCGAAAAAAGAATAAAAACCTTCGGTGCAGAAGCTATGAAGATGATTGATAAGCTACTTATCAAAGCAAACATGGCGAAGCTGGATAACTCGGTTAGTCTTGTAAGCGGAGGTCAGGTAGGCGCAAGACTCAAAGAATGGGAAATATTCAGAGCGACTTTTGACGAAAAGCTAAACGATTTTAAGAAAAAAACCGCAAACACGATGGATACCATCGGTACTCCAATGAAGAAGGTGGTCGCTGGTATGATGGATACAGTAACGCCTTATCTGGATAGGTTGAGCGCATGGACAGAAAAAAATAAGGCGCTCTCAACAACAATAGCAAAGGCGGTTATGTGGTTAGGTGGTTTTTTAGTCGTTATGGGTGCTGTTGCTATTATCATGGGGATAACAAAAATGGCGTTAAGCGCACTCTCTCCAATGATTGTGTTGCTAACTGGGGAATATGGACTTTTAGCAGGTGCTACAGCGATTTGGAACGCTGTATTGGCTGTAAATCCTGTGACATGGATAATCTTAGGAATAGTCGCGCTAATAGCCACTATTGCACTGCTGATTTACAACTGGGAAGAAGTCGTAATATGGTTAAAACAGGCGTGGTTTAACTTTAAAAATTTATTAATGCCAATTTACGAATTGGTTGCGGGGTTTGGTCAGTTTATCGGCACGTCTGAACTCATGCAAAACGCAATAGATGGGGTTATTGCAGGTTTTAAACTATTAACCGCACCAATTAGGGTGGCACTTGATTTGTTAGACAAGTTTTTAAGCAAGTTTGAAATTTACAACAAGATTAAAAATCAGGCGGGAATGATCGGAGAGTCGATAGGTGTTGGTATAGATACAGCATGGGATAACGCCAAAAGCTTTGTAGGGATAGGTGATTTAAACACATCAAGCAGGACTACGATTGATGTAAATGTAACAGCTAAGCAGGGAGCGGTTGCAGAAGTGGCAAAAAAAGGCAATCAAGGCATAAACTTACGAAACGTGGCAAACGGCATATAATGGCGAGCGTGAACAAAGTAATACTAATCGGAAATTTAGGGCAAGATCCTGAGGTAAAGTACATGCCAAGTGGCGGTGCGGTAACTAATATTAGTCTAGCAACAACAGAAACATGGAAAGACAACGGCGAGAAAAAGGAGAAAACAGAATGGCATCGCGTAGTGTTTTTTAATCGTTTGGCTGAAATAGCAGGGGATTATCTAAACAAAGGCTCTAAGATTTATATCGAAGGACAGCTAAGAACAAATAAATGGCAAGATCAAAGTGGAACAGATCGTTATACTACTGAGATTGTTGCTAGAGAAATGGTCATGCTGGGTGGTCAACTA